AAGTTTAGGTAATGATTATGAAACAGGAATTACATTTGTTAATGATGACGGAGATACTTTAACTGGATCACAAGCACACAATAATTCTTCAGGAACAATGACATGGGTTATTCCTAGTAATGCTCCTAGCGGAATGTATTATTCAAACGTTGACGGTAGTATTAGAGGAGATATAGTATTACTAGAACCAACAATTACAGGTGAAGGATCTTTTACATCATTATTAGTAACAGGTACAACAGAATTAAGAGACCAAGTTGATATTAATGCTTTGCTAAGTGTTTCTGGAGTTATTAGTTCTACTAATACTACACAATCAACAACATCAACATCGGGTGCATTATTAGTTGCAGGCGGAGTTGGCATTGTAAAAAATTTAAATGTAGGTGGTAATTTTAGAGTTGTTGGAGATATAACAGGAAGTGATATATTTGCTGATGCTGTAATTTCTAATCAAATAGGTGCTCCAGATGATGGAAGTAGTTCTAGTAACCTAGTTGTATCAGCAACAGGATATATTTCTCTAAGACTAGGAGATATGTCTGAAACTAAATTTACTCCAACTAATGCGGTGTACGATCCAACCACAGGTATAATGACTCTTACTATTGGAACACACAACTTAACAACAGATCATGTTATAAAACTTGCTCCAGGAAGTCTTGTTTTTACTTGCATGAAAGATTCCAATGCAACTACTCATGCATACCCACGTGCTTCAGGTGTTCCTAATGGAAGCGGTAACGGATCAGACGGAGTTTATCAAAGAAATATTTCTATAATTTCTACAACCTCAACAACAATTACTGTTGATGTTGGTGTTTCGTCGGATACATCAGAACATACTTTTGTTAGTGCTAGTAACGAAGCAGTAACGGCAACAAGAAGAGAAGTAAAATTTACAAGTGCAGGTTTACAAGCAGATATTGTAAACAGTACTATTGATAATACAATAATAGGTGTTGCAAATCCTAACAAAGGTAACTTTACTCACGTAACGATTACCAACACTGCACAACCAACATCAAACCAAGCAGTTAGACGCGATTATGTAGACAGAACAGCATCGGCTTTAGCAGTAGCGTTTGGATTATAGGTAAATAATATTGATTAACATAGGAATTTAGTGGATGGCCAAGAAAAAAATTGATCAATACGTGTTTAAACCAGGGATTTCTTATCTTGGTAACAAAAACCCAAATGCTTGGGCACTTTATGACGCAAACATAAACTTTATGAGAGCCGAAGCAATGGCTTTTATTGCGAATAAAACTACCCTAGGCCAAGGTGATTGGAGCGGATACACATATAACTATGAAAAATGTGTTCGTGATGTAAACTATGTTATCGAAGCAGTTGCTCATGATTTAAGATATGGCGGTAACGAAGAAACAGAATATGTTGCTAATCACTATTGGGATGGAGAGACTCCACAGGTCGACGGCACACGTACACCAGAAATTGAAACACATACATTTTTAAGAGATTTAGTATCAAACTATATTTTTACTAACCAAGTACAGCCTAACCCACAACAAAATGCTATTCCTCAAGTACTTGATCAAAGCAAACTAGTTGAAGATGCTACATTTACTCCAACCAATGCAACTTATACTCCAACAACTGGAGTTTTAACATTAACCATTGGATCACATAATTTAAAGGCTGGAGATACTATTGCAATAATACCAGGTGGTATAACATTTAGATGCGGTTTAGATAATTTTTCTACACTACATCCATATCCAAGAGCGTCAGGTGTTCCTAATGCAACAGGCAATGATCCTGTTTACAATAAAATAATTCCAATTATTTCATCAACCGCAACTACTATTACTGTTAATGTTGGTATTTCATCTGATACATCGGCACATACATTTGCTAGTGCTCTTGACGATTCTGTTACAACTGGACCTACAACTATTGCAAAAGGATTGTTTAATATTATTATTGATGTTATTACATCGGGATTAAGTCAATTACCGGCTGTTATAGAATCCGGATATGGTAGAATTAAAGTTGCTGAAAGAGTTCGAGAAGAAGATTTATTGTTAATTACCAATGTGTCTCGAGGAGAACAAATATTCAACTTTTCAGATCCTGAAAGAATTGCTATTTCTGAATATAAGAAAGTAGATACTAGTGCAAGAAGATTTATTCAAGATAGTTTAAACACATCATATGATGCTGATTTCCCTGCATTTTTACAAACAGGTGATTACGTAACAACGATTAAATTGTATTACGACACATCAAGTCATAGTGCAACAGATCATTTACAAATTTTTAAAGAAGAAAAAGAAGTAAGAACTAGACCATATGACTTTGGTACAGATGCAATTGAAAGAAATAGAGTTGGTGCTCCATTATCGATGCTTGATGCTGACTTTGAGTACGGATTACAACCTACCAAGTGGCAAGCCATTGGTACACTAAGAGGTTATCCTTCAATTTATGAAATTCCAGGTACTGATACCGAAGTTGTTAGCGTTGTAACTGATGCTTCTGCAGGTACTGGTGGTGTTGGTCAATCTTTGATTACAGTGACTACCCAAGGTAATCACGGATTTAGCGAAGGTGATCCTATTACTATTAAGGCTTTAGAAAATTCAATTTCAGGTGCCGCGAGAGCAGAAGGTTCGTTTGTTATTGTTACTATTCCTGCTGATAATAAATTTTCTTATTATGCAAAAGCAAGAGTTGGAACACAATCAGGACAAGTTTTATCCACAGGATACACACAATTAAGAAAAGGTGGCTTCTATACAGGTGCTAACATTTCACAAAGTCCTACATTTACGGTGGCTTCAAATGGTTCGGCAGGTTCTTTTACATTGCCACTAGCGGCATATTCTGGGGATACTAGACTTCCGTTTATTGGAACTGTGCCAGAACTAGGTGCACCTTTAACATATAATCCATCAGGGACACTAGATGTAATCCCAATTGGTTCACAGGTAACTGGTGTGGTTGGTGATGGTACCAATCCTATACTAATTGCTAATGTGGCAGGAGATTTTCCTTTAGGATCGGGTAGTTTTAGTGTTGATGATGCAACAGGAATACAACAAGGAATGGCTTGTGACATCGGCGACGGTGCTACATTGTTTGTTTCGAGTGTTGTTGGTACGACAATTAACGTTCACGCAAATACAGGACAAACATTATCTGGAGATAATGTAACTTATAATGCTGTTGAAGGTGATAATGTTCAACCCGTAGGTAATGGTGCTACATTTGATGTTACAAATAACAATGGAGTATATGGTGTTGTATTAAATCAAGCAGGTACTGGTTATCAAGCAGGCGACTATATTTTCATCGGAGGTAATCAAGTAGGAGGAGCATCTCCAACTAACGATATTTTAATTAAGGTTGTTGAAGCAAACACTCCTGGAGAAATTATTACGTTTACTTCAACAGGAACAGCATTTGATGGTCAAGCAACTTATAACAACTTCGGTGGCATAACACAAGGCGGAACAGGTAGTGGAGCATTATTTGATGTTGTAAAAGCAAATAATAGTTACACAGTTTCAAATAACAGTCCTGATACTTCAACAGGTTATGCTGTTGGAGATAGAATTAGAATCCCTGGAAATTTATTAGGTGGAGACAGCAACAACGATTGTACAGTGGTAGTACAAGGTATTGGTGTTGGCGGAGAAATTACATCATTAAGTGCATCAGGTACAGCAACAGATGCCAATGTAACCTACGGCGGATTAACAATTACAACAAGCAGTACAGGTACTTTTGCATCATTTGATGTTGGTAAAGTAGGTACTACTTATTCAACTGTTTTGAACAGTGGAGGTGGTGGATATTCACCTTCGGATGTTTTAACAATCAGTGGTGATCAGTTAGGTGGTGCATCACCAGCCAACGATTTAACCATTACAGTTTTAACAGTAGATCAAAACGGAGCCGTTTTAACTTTTTCTGAATCAGGTACAGGTTTAAACACTCAAGCATATGAAGATTTAGGTTATGCACAAGGAGTTCAGAATATAGTTGGTAGCGGAGCATTGTTTGATATTACAACATCAAATGGTAATTATTCTGTTACTGTTGCTAACTCCGGAGCAGACAGTGGATTTGATTACGGTACATCAGATACTTTATTAATCGACGGTACACAACTAGGCGGTGCATCACCAGCCAACGATTTAACCATTACAGTAACAGGTGTTGATGCCAGCGGGGGTATTACAGGTGTAAGTGCTAGTGGTACTGCATATACTGGATTTGGAACAACAACCGATGTTAACGGTAGCAACAGTTCACCAATTGGTAACGGTGCTTCTTTTACTATTGTTAGAAATGGCGGTGTTTATAATGTTTCTATTAACACCGGTGGTAATAATTACCGAGAAGGCGAAAGAATTTTAATTTCTGGAAACAAAGTTGGCGGACAAGATAACACCAACGATATTCTTGTTACAGTTTTAAGTGTAAATGCTCCAGGAGGAGATCTTGCATCAGTTTCTAGTGAAGGTTTAGCAAGTTTAGGCGATAGTGTAACATTCTATTCAACAGTAACAATGTCTGAACCAACTGTACAAGCAATTCCACAAGGTGCTACTGTTGATTACGAAGCACTTGCTACTATTACTGTTAATTTTCCATCGGCACACGGTATGGTTCCGGGATCAACATTTATTGTTACAATTCAATCCACAGGAACCAATCACGAACTTTGTTCAGGGGCATTTATTGCAACTCAGATTAGTTCATTAGATAGTATTTCTTATCAGGCTAGAGCAGTGGGCACAGTTGATACTAGTGTTCAATTGCAAGGTACAGTGTATCCAAGACCAGATAGTTTCTTTATTCATAGACCGTTTGATGGAGGTGTACAATTAGGTACTGGTGGACCACAACATGGTGCACAAGCAATACGTCAAAGTAAAAAATATATTAGATATCAATCAGGTAAAGGTATTATGTACACAACCGGAGCCTTGTTTGCACCAAGTTACGACATATTAAACGTTACAGCAAATGGTACCGGCTATGATAGTGTTATTACTGTTACAACAGACGATGTGGATCACGGATTACAGGTAGGTGGTGAAGTTAGAATTCTTGGAATCGACACCGGCGGTTATAATGGAGACTACAGAGTTGATACTATTATTAACGAACGAACATTTACTGTAAGATCAAAATATTATTTAGGAAATCAAGCACCAACACTGTCAGATAACCCGTTGGTTAGTACATTATCGTGGCACGGAGCAACTGTTAGAGCAGGTGCGTATGACGACCAAAACGGAATCTTTATGGAATATAACGGCAAAGAATTTGCTTGTGTACAACGTAGTGCAACTTTCCAAATTTCGGGTGTGGTTAATATTTCTGTCGATACCAATGCTGTGTCTGGAACAGGAACACGATTCCAGGATCAGTTAGCGGTCGGCGATAGAATTGTTATTAGAGGTATGACACACGTTGTAACGAATTCAATCACAAACTAGCATGGACATTTCCCCAGACTTTCGAGGAGTTTCAAATGTAACCGCAGGTAAGGTTGCAAAAGTTGTTGATAAACGTGTTGTACAAGAAAACTTTAATTTGGATCGATTAGACGGAACAGGACCAAGCGGATATGATATAGATATTTCTAAAATGCAAATGATCGGTATTCAGTATTCATGGTATGGTGCTGGATTTATTGATTATATGCTTAGAGGATCCGATGGTAATTTTGTATTCTTCCATAGAATGCGTAATTCAAACATTAACACAGAAGCATTTATGAGAACAGGTAATATGCCTGTGCGTTATGAAATTATTAACGAAAGTGCTGTGGGTAAATTAAAATCAAATGTTTCTATATTACAAACCTCAGTTGAATTAGAAGACGCTAGTGATTTTCCAGACGATGGCGGAACATTATATATTGATAATGAATTGATAACCTTCACTGGCAAGAGTTCAACTAACCCTAATTTGTTAACAGGGTGTACTAGAGCGGCCAACTTAATTAACTTTAATGCTGGTGCTACAAGAACTTATAGTGCAGGAGCGGCCGCACAGCATACCGCTAAAACTGGAGTTGTTTTAATTAGTAATACAATAACACCAATTATTAGTCACTGGGGTTCTGCGTTTATTACAGACGGCGGATTTGATTCAGATCGTGGATACTTGTTTAGTTACGCGGCGACTGGTGTTGACATCAGCACAACAAAAGCAACATCATTTATGATCAGATTAGCACCTAGTGTATCAAATGCTATTATTGGTGATCTAGGAGAACGTGAATTACTTAATAGAGCACAGTTACTACTTGAAGGTCTTGAGATTACATCGGATACAAGCACCGGTGGTATCGTTGTTCAGGGTGTGTTAAATCCACAGAACTATCCTGTTAATCCAGCAGACGTTGGTTGGACTGGATTGTCAGGTCTAGCACAGGGTGGACAGCCAAGTTTTGCACAGGTGGCTCCGGGTGGATCTGTTAACTGGAATGGTGGTGCAAGTACTACCACTGGAACAGCAACAACATTAGGATCAACCAATGTTAATATCACAGTTCCTAACAACAATGCATTTAGAGTTCCTGGCGGAAGAAACTACTTTTATGTTACAAGAACAAGTTGGGAGTCATCGAACCTTTATACGCCTGGAAATGTTTTAAGTGTTAAAACAGATACTGTAATTAATGATGCAAAATTTCCTGCAGGAACTACTATTTCACAGGTAGCAGGTCCATATAACTATGCGGGTGAAGATTATTATTTTATAAGAGCAAGTAGCAATAGTACACAAACATTAAATGCCAATGCATCTGTACAATTAACATTTGGCGGCGACTTAAATCAAACAAACTATTTGTACTTTACCAAGGCAAGTTGGGAAGCACTCGGTGCCATTGCAGGTACTGAAACAGATGTAGCGGCGAATCAATTCCCGGCAGGTACTGCGGTATCGCAGGTATTAGGACCATACTTTGTTGGTGCGACAACAGAATATTATCTGGTTCGATTCTCACAGACATCTTTATTGAATATTACTGCTGGAAACAGTATAACATTTACATTTGGTAACCCACCATATGCACAGCCTGGAGAAACTATCTTCTCATTCATTGCAAACCCTGGAGAAAGATCTACGTTGGATCTAAGTTCGATCAAGGAATTAACCAACACCACACTAGGTGGTAGAGGTACCTTCCCGAACGGTCCTGACGTGTTAGCAATTAACGTGTTTAAAACTTCGGGATCGTCAGTAAAAGGTAATATTATTTTACGTTGGTCTGAGGCACAAGCATAATGGAAATTACAGCAGATCTAATTAGAGCAATGAACGAAACATCATGGGTTGATGGTATCGGCACTATTGTAGTGTTATTGATTGGATATGCGGCCTATCGCTGGATTAAAAAGAAAACTAAGTAGTTTTATCTTCTTCTTTTTTGATTAGATCTTTTTGTGAATCACCTGGAACAATTCTATAATTGTCTTCAATACTATCAGCAGTACTCACTTCAGTAATAGAACTGTTGTCTTCTAGTGCTTCTAGTTGATGTGGTTGTAACGGAGGATTATGCCAAACTTGTCCTTCGGTTAATTCTTGTTGATATAGTTTTGCTTCTTTGGTATCAATCCATCTTAATAAAAATTTTCCATTGTTAACAAACCACGTTTCGTCTTTTTCCTTGTGAAAGTGCATGGAAAATTTATTTCCTTTTTTGGTAAAAACCATAATTTTACCACAGTATTTGTCATTGGTTGCCCAGATTAGTTCATAACCCCAACCCTTTTCAACTTTTCCTGACATTCTTTTTTTATTTTCCATTTAAATATTCCTCAACGGTTTTAAATTTAATATCAACGATAGTATTTAATTTGTCCATATTAGCACAGGTATATTCCTGATACTGCCCTTTTAAATTATCAGGCATTGGAATATATTCAATTTGTGCATTATATTTTTTGGCTATTAACTGTGCAATATCTTCGAAACTAACAGCAGATCCTGTTCCTATATTCCAAATTCCGCTAATATCTTGATGTAGCATTAACTCGTGTATCTTACAAATATCATCTACACAAACAAAATCTCGTAGATAATTTTTGCTATTTTCAAAAACTTTTATTTTTCCTGTTGTTATTGCTTGATTTGTAAATTTACTAATAGGCGATTGTTGATCTTTTTTATGTTCTTCATGATTTCCGTAAACGTTAAAATATCTAAATCCTTGTACCAATCCTTTAAATTCTGTAATACTTGCTTGGGTCAAAAATCTATCAAACAAGTATTTGCTCCACGCATACGGACTTTGAGGAGAAAAAGGACCTTCTTCTTTAAATTCTTTTTGCTTTCCGTACACACTTGCCGAACTGGCATATTGAAAGTTTACTCCAAAATGATCACAAGTTTGCAATAACCTCATTGTAAAATCTAAATTTTGTGTTAGTACTTTTTCTACATCTGTTTCAGTGGTGCTACTAATAGCACCAATATGTATTACCCAATCATACCCTTGAGGGTTAGGTAAAATATTCTCAATGTAATCGTAACCTTCTACAACGTGTCCTTGAGATGTTAGATAATTACATAGATTTTGTCCAATAAAACCTTTGTATCCTGTGACTAATATTTTCATATTGCAAAATCTACCATAAAACTTCTTCGAGGTGCTTTAGCAGGATAAACTCCGTGCCATACATCACTAGAAAAAAGAACTAGTTTTCCTGGTTCGGGCGTAACAGTTGTATATTCATTATTGTATACTGTATATAATAAACCGTTAAGAGTTGACATTGTTTTTTCTTTGGGTTGTGAATCTAAAAATAATACAGTGTTTAGTGTATTATCGTTATGTTTATGAAGTGTCTGATATCCACCGTCAAAATATTCTACTCCCCATACGTGTATTATTTTTCCAAACTCCATACCTAATGCTTTTTCATAATCTTCTTTTATTTTAGACCAAAAACTATTTGGAATTCCTTTTTGACCAATATCAAATCCTAATGTATTAAATTCAGGTTCGTGTGTTACCTTTTCTCTATAATATAACCAAAGGTCTTCGTAGTACTTCCAATCATTAATAAAAGAATTAACTATCATTTCTAAGCCTATCTATTATGTTAGTTGTACTGTGGCCTTCAACTTTAGGAAAAATTTTAACTTCAGCAAGTTCGTGTCCTACTGTTGTTTCGACAGTATAATCACCGCCTTTAACTATTACATCAGGCCGTACTTGTTCAATAGCCGCCCGTGGTGTATCTTCTGCAAAGACAACAACTTCATCTACCCAAGGTAATGTTTCTAGTTGTCGTTTACGTGTTATAAAATCATTTACTGGACGACCTTCACCTTTTAATCGTTTTACGCTGTCGTCATCATTAATACCTACAATTAATTTTTGTCCTAAACTTTTTGCATACTTTAATAATTCTAAATGTCCTGGATGTAGGATATCAAATACACCGTTGGTCCAAATTATACCTCTACTCAAATCTTTATGTGTTATTAATGCCACTCCTCTTTTTTCAACTATACGAGTGCTACCGTATACAGCAAGTTCACAAGCATTAGGAACATCTAATTGTTTGATTTCGTGAGCATAAACTAAAATTGCTAAAAATGTATCACCTGCACCAGTAACATCGGCTACTTCTTTTGCTTGTTCTTTATAATGATGATAATCGCCGTTGCTATTAATAACGTGTACACCATTAGCACCGTCAGTGACAACAAGCCACGTCCAATTATATCTTACAGCCATCTTTGTTGCTAATGAAACAGAGAAATTACCAAACCAACCTTGAAATTCTTTCATATTTGGTTTAACTAGATATGCACCTTCGTATGTTTCGGGCGACTGTTTAGGATCTATATAAACTTTTTTTGATTTTATTAATGCACGGTTAACAACATCACGATTTACTATTCCTTTATTATAATCGCTTATAACAATAACATCTTCATCTGTGATATTATTAAAGTAAAAATTTTCAACATTACCTTCATATTTAGATTCAATATCCCATCTACAAATATGTTGTCCTCCTTGTCCTACAAGTCTTGTTTTTGTAGTAGTCATTGGAGAATCTTTTTGTATAAAACATTGTATATTGGTTTGTGATAAATGTTTCATTAACTCGGCACCATCGCTGTCAAAACCTACTGCACCATACAATGAAATATTAGGTTCTAAATTATGTAAGTTAAGGGCCAAATTTGCGGCACCTCCGGGAGAACTTTCAACTCCTGATTGTTTAAGAACCGGAACAGGTGCTTCAGGACTAATCCTATCAGCATTGCCGTAGATCCACCTATCCAACATTATGTCACCGATTATTTTAATCATATTAGTATTATACTAGATATTGTTTACAATATCAACCACTGTTTTTAGTTTAATCTGATTAGTTTTGTTTTGAAGTGTATTACGCAAACCTACGTGTAGTGGTTTAGGATACGAATCGCTTGTACACCAAGCGTATCCACTGTGTTCTTCGTTTAGTTTTGGAATAAATTCGTTTTCTACTACTGCAATATATGTATGAAAAAAGAATTTTTCATCATTTGACGTATATAATTCTAAAGGGATTACTTTTTTAATTGCTGGAGTTTTTCCAATTTCTTCATCTATTTCTCGCAATAATGAATTCCAAGGTGTCTCTCCTTTTTCAGCCATACCGCCAACCAATCCCCATTGGCCTGCTGTTTTGTGCTTTGTTCTTTGTAAGTATAAAAATCGTTGGGTATCTAATGCAAAGAATAATGCACCTGAACAAATTATATCTTCTTTTATAGTACTAGTCGCCATTTTTCTGCTTCGTATTCACCTTCAAAACTTTTGGTCCATTGACCATTATCGTATTTGTATTGAACTCCTGTATATGTATTAGTTATATAAACAGGCGATGGTGACTGAGCAGAATCGGATCCGCTATCGTGTCCGGAAGCATCAAAAATAATATTCCATTTAGTACCGTCCCAAGAAATAATATCGTTAACACTAGCACTAAACAAACTACCGTCGGCATTTTGCCAAGCGTTCATATTAGCATCACTACTATCATTTTTGAGGGTTGGATGAATATCATTTAAAATTAAATATTTTTTGCCAGCCACTAAATTATCTGTGGTTGGATTAAATTTTAATGGATCAATAATAGCATCAACTGATGATGATGTATTTCCGGGCAATGTATCAGGATCTATGTTTAATACCATTTGTGTTTCATCTGTTGGATTTAGACTACACGTAGCAACAATTTCATTACCGTCCGACTTCATTAATCTTATTGTTGTTATTCCTGATCTAAATTTACCTGGGTACAAGTCTAATAACTTAAACCAACTAATTGGAGTACCTGTTCTAATAAATTCTTCCCCTTTGGTACCTTGGTTTTCTATAAGTCCTTCACTACCTGCAAGTAATTTTGCTGTGTTGTTTAAAACTAATAGATCATAATTTCCAGGCGAAACTGTGACAGTGCCTAGATTTTTTTCTTCGTTAATTATTCCATCTGCGATGCTTCCTGTTTCATCAAAAACACTCATAATTATTTTTTCAATTACTCCTAATTTTTTAACTTTCGCAGGAGGAGTAATCCATATAGGCATTGTGAATGTCAATTCGCCCACATCTATTTCTGTATCAATACCTTGTGGAATAGAACGTGTTGAAAATGTTGTTCCTGTTAATTCAATTAGACTTAAACTAGTCCAATCAACATAATTGTTTGTTGTTTGAATTTCTAAACTTGGGTTAAACAATACTAATATCTGTTCCATAATTTGTAATTTTTGATCTGTATTAGTTGACCAGATATCTGTTTTCATTTGCAAATTAAATGGTACAGGCATAACTCTTTCTACGGTATAACCAGGACCTTGTTGGTCAGTATATGTCTGTGTATTAGTATCAAATTCTCTTTCTCTTAAATGAACCTTGCTTACGTGTGACGGACTTTGCACTCTGTCTCTAGCATAATCAAGTCCTGTGATATATGCGGCAATTCGCGGTGCACTTATAACTTTGTTTTCAGAGTTATCTCTAATAATCATAGCAACTTGTCTTGTTAAGTTACCATAACTTACAGGTACTTTTCGAAGCGTACCCGCTCCATCCTTGTAACTAAAGTTACTCATAGCACGAATAAACTGTGTTACAAATCTTCTAATCTGTCCATCATAAAAATGTTGCATTAATTGTCCGCCTTAGGTTTAAGTGCTTCTGATAAACTCTGTCTTTCTTCAACTGTTTTTCCGCCAATTTGATTTGTGTTTGTATTGTTAACAAATCCAGCAACATATGAAGGTGCATTTTCAGTAAGTTCTACTCTTACACCGTCCTCAATTTTAACCCAACGTGTACCATCGTATCTAAATAATCGATTAGGCAAGTAATCAGTTCTTAAATGATATGATCCTTCACTTACTCCACTTGGGAAACTAGCACCAAATGTATACGGTGCACCATTAGGTGGTATCGTGCCGCGTCCACCATATGCGATATAGTAATCACCACTTGGTGTTTGTAGCGTACCGTTTGGTTTTAAATTAACAGCACCTTCGCTATCTGTAGGCACAACAAAAAATTGATTTGTATCGTATCCTGATTTAGGTGCATCTTCTTCTGCTTGATCAATTATTGCTTGATTAATTTGCATTTCTTTTTCATATGTAGAAAGCACGTCTCTAATTGTTGACCCAGTTCCTTCACCGCTATCTTTATCAAAAATTTCTTTAAATTCTTGGCTATCTAATATTGGTTTACATTTTGCTCTAAGCAAATGCGGATACCAAGTTTGACTAAATCCTTCAGCACTTCTGGTTACATCTTCTACTACATAAAATCGTTTTAATGCTACTTGAAAATCATTAAGTGCATTTTCGTCTTTAAGATGTGGTAGTTCTAATACGTCACCACTCATTAACTTTCTTCCTAATAGTTCAACTGAATGGTTTAAAGGAAATGTTATAAACACTGTATCGTTTTGTAAGAACATTCCAAATTGTGAAAGATCAAAATCAATATCTTGCACATTATAGATGCCTCTAACAGTATAAACATCCTCAGAGTATCTTCTATCTCTATTTTCTAAGAATAATAAATCTTGTATTTTTGTTTCAGGAATATCATTTTGACCAGCAGGCTGTGTAGGCGTAGAGTTTGCTTGGCCTGGATCAACAGGTCCAAGATATTTGTGTACAAATACATCAGTTCCACCTACTTGAAACGTCTCTGTAATGTTACGATCTAAAAAGCGGTAATCCGCTGATTTTTCTGGTTTATATAATGATAGTCTCGGCATAACAAATGTATTTATTGAATGAGCAATCATATAAATACTTGTATGAACGACTTAGAATCTACTAAACAAAAGGTGTTTAACTATGTACGTGCTATGCTTGGCGATGGCATGATTGACGTTGAATTAGACCCTAATCATTACGAAGTAGCACTAGAAAAAGCACTGGGTAAATTAAAACAGCGAAGTGAAAATGCTGTTGAAGAATCTTATGCGACACTAGAGTTACAACAAGACACAAACGACTATATTCTTCCAAACGAAGTTATGGAAGTAAGAGAAGTTTTTCGTCGAAGCATTGGTTCACGAACAGGTGGTGGAGATGGCGGAACAATATTTGAACCATTTAATCTTGCCTATACCAACACATACTTGTTAAGTTCCACACAAATGGGCGGACTTGCAACCTACTATGCTTTTGCAGGTTATCAAGAACTTGTAGGAAAAATGTTTGGTAGTTTTATTAACTTTAAATTTGAACCCGTTAGTAAAAAATTAACAATTATGCAAAGACCTCGAGGTACTGAACAAGTGTTATTACAATTATATAACATTAGACCCGATGTTGCTTTGTTATCAGATCCTTATGCTGGACAATGGCTAAAAGATTATACTTTAGCAGTATGCAAATATATGC